TTACGCTAGGCTTTAACGACGGTTACGGCTACTTCCTTCCCAAGCGCACGGAACAGGTGACGCGCTTCTCGTTAGGCTCGTTACGCAAGCAAAACCTGTTGCAACTCAGTTCACTAGCATGGTGGGAAAGCATGTACCCAACCAAGAACGGAATCGACTGGGATGCGTGCTACGACGCGGTAAACCGCTGGGTTGAAGGTGTTGGCGTGTACGACCCTAGTAACCAGAGAGGGCGTGGCGCATGGTACGACGACGGACGAAGCGTGCTGCACTTGGGTGACCGCCTGATGATAGATAACCAACGCACGAGCCTGACTGACTACAAGGGTCGCTTCATCTACGCGAGGCAGGCGGCTTTCGAGAACGGCTTCGACGCTGTGCCCGCTAGCACTGATGACGGGGTGGCGCTAGCTAACCTGTTCGAGGGGCTTAGCTGGGCGAGGCCTGAGCACGCCATGTTTACTATGGGGTGGGTCGCACTCGCTCCCATCTGTGGCGCGTTGTCATGGCGACCGCATCTGTGGCTTACTGCTCAACGTGGCGCGGGTAAGTCATGGGCGCAAGAAAACCTCATTGACAAGCTAGTGGGCCGCATGATGATTTACTGTCAAGGTGGTACGACTGAGGCGGGAATACGTCAGAAGGTCCAGTTTGATGCGCGCCCGGTCATGTTCGACGAGGCAGAGAGCGAAAACCAGCAAGCTATGAATCGTATTCAGTCTGTTGTCGAGTTGGCTAGGCAGTCAAGCAGCGACACGGGCGCGGAGATAATGAAGGGCACGGTTAACGGGTCAGGCATGAGCTTTCGTATGCGCTCCATGTTCCTGATGGGGTCTATCAACGTAGGGCTTAAACAGGCAGCGGATGAATCGCGCTTCACTGTCGTGTCACTGAACAAAGCCGAAAAGACTGCGGCTAGTGTTGAGCGCTTCCGTGCATTCGAGGCTAAGGTTATGGAAACGCTAAACGACGACTTCTGCAAGTCGATTAGGGCGCGTGCTTATCACATGATTCCAGTTATACGCGAGAACGCTAAAACGTTTAGCACTGCTGTGGCTATGAAAATGGGTTCTCAGCGTATCGGTGACCAGATAGGCACGCTGCTAGCTGGTTATTGGGCTATGGTAGACGACGAGATATTCACACTAGAGGATGCCAAGGTAATCGTTGACCGCATCAACCTAGAAGAGGCGCAAGAGGCTGAACAGGTGAGTGACGAGGAAAACTGCTTAAGTCGTATTATGCAGCGCCAAGTTCGCGTTGATGGTATGACTGGCCCTGTTGACCGCTCGATAGGCGAGTTAATACAGATAGGCGTTTCTAGCGTTGACTCTGTGGCTATTACTGCAAGTATGGCTAGGGATGTTCTGCCTCGTTATGGAATCGCTGTCGAAGGCGGGCGCATATACATCAGCAACACACATAATGAGATTGAACATAGTTTGTTCAATACAGCATGGCAAAGTGGTTGGTCTCGCATATTGTTGCGCATGGATGGGGCAGAAAAAGGCGCTAAAACTTTCCGATTTGCTGGTAGTAGTACGAGGTTTGTTAGTTTGCCTTTTGAAATATTCGAGTAGAGCGTCACGCTAACCTGTCACACACCAAGCCCCTTGAATGGGGCTTTTTCTTAAGGCTCTTTTAAGTTTTTCTAAACGAGTGTGACAAAACGCACTTACTGTCGCGCTATGTCACACTGCTGTTTCGGTGTATTCCTCTTATTTATCATAAACTTACTGTTTGAGCGCGACAATGTGACGCTTTTCTGAAAATATACACACTATATATAATAATACCCATTAACCATTATTAACCCCTCTATAATATATATATTTACTCTTTATAAAAATATTGTCACATTGTCGCAGAATCAGCCCTAGCCCTTATGTGGTGAGACTTTCAGGGCGTGACGCTGCCGTCACGGATTGTCACCAGAGGCAAAAACAGGGTGTAAGCTCTTGTTATTGTTGGTTATTTACTGTCACATGCACACAAAATATGCTTACCCATTAAATAAATTTATGGTCACGATAAGAATTTTTGATTGTAGATTCGGTGAGTAGCATTTGTTTTTATCGATGGGTTGGTATAGTTAACGAAAGACAACAATGGAGAGAGAAAGTGAGTAGCTGGATTAAGTTGGAAGAGCAGATGCCTAAAATTGGAGAGCGAGTTTTAATATGGACATGCCAAGCTCTTGAGGCGGTTATGTACGATAAAGGAAAATTTAACAGGTTTGGCGCTGATATTGATTACGCAACTCATTGGATGCCATTACCTAGCAAGCCTGAAGGGGATAGAAAGTGAGTATTTTTGATAAGTATGACTTATTAGATGTTAATGAGGAATTTGAAATACCATCAAAGCCGGAATCAGGTGTTACCGCTTTGATTGGGTGTAGCGGTTCCGGAAAAACCACCATTATGAAAAAGTGGGGGATGGTAGAGCCTAATTATTGCGAAGAAACCCCTATATACAAGCTTTTCAATTGCGAAGAGGATGCGGAGAGGTATTTACTAATGTTTGGTTTAAGGACTATTCCAGCTTGGCGCAGAAATTTAAACCAACTGTCTAATGGAGAAAGGCAGAGGGCGGTATTTGCGCTTAATTATAGTAATGGGATTTTATTTTGCGATGAGTTTACAAGCCTAGTTGATAGGTATACGGCGTTAGCTTTGTGCAACTCAATAAACAAGGTTAAGCCGGATAACTTAATTGTTGCATCTTGCCATAAGGATGTAGCCGAGTTCTTAGATTGCGATCAAATATACGATTGCGACAAGAGAAAATGGAGGTCTCTTCGGCCAAGCAGAGTTTACACTAGAAGGCTTGAATTCAGACAAGTTGAAACAAAGGAAGCATGGAGGTTATTCGGGAGGCACCATTATTTGTCTGGAAAGGTCAATCTTTCGGCCACTACGTACGCCGCATTCATAAATGAAAAGCCCGTAGCCATGTGTTCATTTATAGCTTTCCCAAGCGGAGCGTTTAAAAACGGATGGAGGGGGCACAGAACCGTTGTACTTCCTGAATTTCAAGGGATGGGAATTGGTAATGCTCTATCTGATTGGATTGCAAGTAGAATTGTTGAAAATGGAGGCAGATACTTCTCTAAAACTGCTCATCCAGCAATGGGGGAGCATAGGGAGAAATCAAAAGCGTGGAGAGCTACTAGCAAAAACAAAGTAATTAGGAATGACTATAAATCAGAAAGGAAAACTAAAGAAGATGGCCACAAAGCTAAACATGCTCACAGGATTTGTTATTCACATGAGTTTGTTGGTAGGTGAAATGCGACGAACAACAGTGACACCGACTATTTAAGCGGTATAGTTAACCAACAAACAAGAGGAGATTGAAGTGATTAAATATTACCCGAGCAAACAAGACAACAGGCTAGTCGATAATGCAAAGATATGGGCAAGGCTGACCGATGAATCTTATACAAGGGTTAAGGTTAGGATTTACGAGGACGGTGAAATTGCGTTCAAGAGGCAGGATAACGGTAAAGAGGTTGGCATAACTGAGTGGTGTTACCTATGAAAGAAATCAAAGCAACAGCGCCAACGCCACAGGATTGGATTGAGTTGGTGAGGGAGAATGAGAGGCTAATAGAAATAGCCAAGACAGCTTTCACTAAGTCAAGAATGTCAAGCGAGTACGAAAAAGCATGGGTAGAGCTATTAACATTGGAGAACAAAACAAATGATTGATGTGAATTGGGATTTAGCACCAGAGGGTTCGGTTGCGGTGGCAGTAAAAATAGATGACCATGAAATTGCATGGGTTAGAGAGAGCGTTGAATACAATGGATGGAGTCTTGATGAGTGGGATACAAATATAAATGATGAGTGGAAAATAATAGCCACCCGCCCACAACAAAAAACCGTTGCGGATGCGGTGGAGAAGTGCAAAGGGTTATGGCCTAATAAATTCTGCAAAGGATTATACTACGACCCTAAATCTGACGAATGGTTTTGCAATGATAATCCCTCACCTTGGTATCAATTTGTCTGCACCCGCGCCGAATTCGAAGCTTATGTGAAAGAGCAAGAGTGTGAGAAGTGGACTCATGTTGTAGATGACGATGAATGTCAATTAACAAAATGCAGAAAACACTTAAAGCTATGCAATGGTAGCGATTGGGTTTACGTGTGTGAAAAGGGTGAATATTTCGTGCCGAGCAAAATGGGTTATTGTGGTGTAAAACCCATCAAGCAAAAGCTGACCAAGGCTGAGGCGTGGGATATGATAGAAAGCGTTAACGGCTCTCCAGATTACATAAAAGAGCAATACGACATAATCTAACTGGTCTAATCTGTTAAGCGCATCATCGGTGTTAAGGTGCGCTTAGTTTTTGAAGGGGATTGAAATGAAAGTAAAGACATTTAAATCAATAACAACTTACTACGACGAAGATTACAAATTCTTAGAGAGTCTTGATGTTGATGATTTTGAGGATTTTGAGCAATGGTTTAATGAGTTGAACTCAGAAAATATGAAAAGAAGTGGTGTTTTTTATTCAGGAAGAAGGCTAGAAGAGTCAACGGGAATAAAGTGTTGGTATGGATTTTGGCTAGATGGGTTTGAACCAAGTGAAGCGCTAGATGAAGATGGTATTGCGTAGGAGATTGAAAAGTGAAAGTAAAATTATACATACAAGCAGAAAAGTTTAGCTTCGAAAGTGAGTTTAGAACATGTGTTAACGCTTTTAAAATGGAGAGCAGAGAAAGTAATGTAGTTATTGATATAGGTGAGGTGGAAGTTGACGTTGACATCCCTGAGCTATCTCAAAAAGAATTAACGCTAGCTCATGTTGAGCAGTTGAAAGGCATTAAAAAGTCAATCCAAGCTGAGTGTAACGCGAAGATAGTTAGCATTGATAACCATATTGCTAACTTGCTGGCGCTAACTAACGGAGAAGAACAATGATAAACGAAAAAGAACTAGCCGAGGCGGTTGAGCGTCTGCGTGAGGGTGAGGCGGTTATGGGGTTGAGTTACGACAAGGTGATGGAATCCGTAATGCATAATGATTCTTTCGTTTATGAGATTTTGGATGACCTTTTAAACGGGAATCTGCAAATGGGAAAAGACGAAATTGAGAGCCTGTTTGACCGAAATGCAGAATCAATGCTAAGAGAGTTGTACAGAACAAAACTTGAGAATGAGGCGGGGTTGTGATGGATTACGAAAACATGAGTGATTTTGAGATTAATAAAGCGGTTGCTGAGTATTGGGGGTTTGTTATAGAAGATGATGAAGACCCAGTTGACGGCTGCGCTGTTAGCGTTTCAGTGCTTGACGGCGGTTACGCCTCTGCGCCCCCATTTAACCCCTGCAACAACCCAAGCGATGCTTGGTCGATTATTGCTGAGAATAAGATTGATATAGAATTACCGCATGAAGAGGTTAACCAGATAGGATTTGCAAGCAATCACTTTGAAGGTGTTGTGCATGAGATAATGCCGAATGATAACCCACTACGCGCCGCTTGTATCGTTTATCTTATGATGCAGGAGGGTAAGCAATGTTTGGCCAGCCAATAACAAAGCCAGCGAAGCATAAAGCAACTTATACCATCAGTGAGCTGCTTGCTGAGTTCGACAACGACAAGACCGCACTAGCTAAATCGCTAAACGTCAACCGCAGCACAGTGCGAAAACATGCGCCGCTAGGTGAATCAAGCCATGTAGTTTTGAGGAATGGCGATAAGTACAAGTTGTACGTTATAACTAGGTTAGGTGGCGATTGATGCGCCACTTAATCGAGCAATTGCGCCATGCTAAGAAAGAGCAAGGCTTAACACACGCAGAGCTATCACACAGAAGCGGCGTTGGATTCAACACGATAAAGCGATGGTTTTACAAGCATGGCACACTACCAAAAGCGGCAGACTTAGAGGCTGTCGCTAATGTGCTGGGGTATCGACTTGGACTGGTCAGAGTTGTTAGTAATACAGAAAGCGAGTAAGGTTTAGTTTTTACAAGGGAGATAGATATGAATAATATATGTGACTTTATGACAAAAGAAGAGCTTGATAACGCTCTAATTGAAAGAGATAGCCTACGCGCACAACTAGCAAATGCTAATGAAGATTACAAAGCGCTTTTCTCAGCTTTTGAATCATGCCAAGACGAATTAAAAAAGGCTAATGATCGTGTGAAGGAGTTGGAGGTTAGATACTCTGAACTTCGCAATAAAGTCGGGATTTCTTCGGCTAACATTGAATTAGAAATGAACAACAAAAACCATAGAAATAAAATCCTAAGTCAAGCAAAGATTGAGGTGCTTCAAAAGATAAAATCAAAAGCTGTTGACCTAATGCATAAAAATTGGATTATTAGTCAATCTCCCAGCGTAGAAAAGTTGATGGAGCAGCCCGTTTGGTTAAGCACGGATATTATTGATTCAGAAATAGAACAACTACGCAAGGAGCAGGATAATGAGTGATAAATACATCAAAGAAATAACGCAAAATATCCCAAATAATGAGCTAAACGCAGCATGCGATGCCTTGATGAATAACAGCTTAAATGAGACCTCAGATTATGAAGAAGTCTCCATGGAAGAGCTTAATGAGTACATTGAAGGGCTTGAGTGTCAGGCGGAAGAACTTCGCACACAACTAGCAAAGGCTAATGAAGAGTATAAAAACCTCTTTGAGATATTCGAAAGTTGCCAAGCAAGAATGTTGAGATATAAATCAGCAATAGATGAAGAATGTGTTTTGTGGGATTTCACAGTAGACGAGAAAGAACCAAGAAAAAGCATTCAAAGGCTGCTTGACATAACAGACGCTGTTGCTAGAGATCCTGATGTAAATAGCAAGGCTAGGAAATTCGCCATAGAGAATCAAATTAAGGGGGCTAAGGCTTTGATTTATGCCTTCCCGCTTAACGCTTGTGACCAAATGAAAGAATGGGTAGAACAACTACGCAAGGAGCAAACCAATGATTAGCTTTACAAACTACGTGTTATCAAACCCGCTTGTCGTGTACGGCATCGGTGCAGCTATGGCAATTATCTGCTTTGGCGGAGCTTTGGCGGTGGGTAGTATTGTCCGTGCGGTGGCGAGGAAGGAAAGATAATGGGTATTAAACTTAGAGCGATTCCACTGTTGTTTATTTTTATACCGATAACTTTGTTCTTGTTTTTATGTAGCGCGCTTGGGTATTGTTTTTTGTGGTTAGGCTCAGTGCTTAGCGATATTGGAAGTATAGCAACACCGCCCTCAATGAAGCGTGTCATGGTGTGGATGAAAAAGGATTAATAATGCTTGATTTTATTAATGAATATACTTACGGCTGGCATCTGTTAATTGTCTTATGTATCATTTTCACAGTTCCAATTTGTTTTTTTATTGGCGAATGGCGTAAACCAATAGTGCCTAATGACGATAGGTTAATTGATATGCCTGATAACATAGAAAGCCCAGAGCATTTTTCGCAATGGATTGATTCAATAGACCTAGACAAGCCAAAAAGAGTTGATGAAGTGCAGGGTTTGAAGGATTTCTTGGAAAGAGAGATTAGCTCAGGAAGATTAGTTGTGGGAGACCCGACGAAGAGTGTAATTAAAGGGTTAAAAGGTGGCTTTGGAGTTAAGAAAAGATGCTAACCCCACAATTCGCATACATGCACCAAGGGAGAAAGCTTTACAAGACAATCAAGGGAGCCAACACAACACATGAAGCTATAAACGGCTTTGTGCAGCACATGAAGCAAACGCATAACGTTGATGTGATGAATGTTAAATATCCGTTTGACTTAAAGTATGTGCCGTGTAATGATTAAACCCGTGACCAATCACACTTTCACAATCTCCCTTTGATGCCGGCTGCAAACGGCCTTTTTTTTCGCCTTCTTAAAGCGTATACTAGGTTTATCTAGTTAAGGGTATGTGCTATGCACTTCATTAAAGCCAAGCTATTGTTAGCATCAGTATCAATTGTGTGGGCATACATTCTTATTGTTCTTTCACCTTTAATTCTTCCTGTAACGTTATTAGCTATCCCGTTTGATTCATTGCGCAGGTATCGTTATGCGTTATGGATAAGTACCGACCAACTAGTCAACGCTATTCACAATGGAAACCCTGATGTAACAGTATCAAGCAAAGTGGGCTACATGGCAGAGCAGGGCAGCAAGACAGCGCAAGCCATGGCGGTTGTAATCGATTTATTATTTAAGTTGGCAGTGAATCAAGATAACCACTGCCAAGCAAGCATTGAGCGTGACGAGGAGCATTATTTATGAAGCAGCTAGCAGAATTTGAAACGCTCGAAGCGGCAAAAGAATATACGCAAGTACGCGGAAAGATGATTCACCGCAACAGTATGAACGCATGGCTTTCTGAAGCGGGGAAATATCGCAGACTGAAAACTATTGCAGCAGATGAAAGTCACCCGCTAGGGGATGGTGCGGCGGCATTTCTCGATTCAACTGAATACAACCTAATCCAATCTAACGAAACAGGGCAAGGGGTTATCCAGTTAATGCAAGCGCTAGTTGCAGCAGAAGGTAACGATGAAGCATTGCAATCTGTACTTGATAAAGCTATCGCAATAGCTAACGAGGTTTACTACCCACACGCCAACGCCACCGAATACGATTTTAAACGCGCAAAGTTTTTGCCGATTACACAGAAAGAAGTAAAGCCTGTTAACGGTTGGCTGAAAATCACGACTGCACAAGACGTAGAAGCGCATAGGCCTCAAGTGTTTGTAGATATTCAAGGCATGAAGCAGCGCGTTACAGGTTTTGGGCTAGTCGATAAGTCAGGTGATTATCTTGCACAAGTGCCGCGTGGGTATACTAGTTTTTACGTAGATGACGCTTACGGGGTTATTGCGTAATGGCCTATTTGCTGCGGTTTGACGGTGTTAATGCTTATGTGACTCTTGCGTCAACAATCAACATTAGCACAACAGACGACTTTAGTATTAAGTGGCGGTGGCCGACAACATCTAGTGGAAATCACAGGGTTTTAGGTGGTGATACTGTAGCCTCTTCATCCTCTAGGATAATACATTTCGCCAACGGTAATATTACTGTTTACGGAGGAACGGGAGGTAATGTCGGATTTTCACAAGCCACCGACCAGTCTATCGACAGAAAAGTAGAACTTCGCAGGGTGGCAGGAAGCTTATCTCTGCATTATGACGGGCAGCAGCAAGGCCCCGCACAAAACAGCAGCCAATCTTTTACTTTTGGCGTGTTAGGCGCAAACTTTTCTACAGCAACGGTAGCCAGTGATTTATACAATATCGAGTTTGAGGTCAATGGCCAAGCTATAAGCTTTTACGACCCATCAACTTCAAACGGCACAGGTTCAATACTCCCCGACACAGTAGGCAGCAATAACGGTACACTTGTTAACTTCCCAACCGATGACAGCCAATGGGTGTTTTATAGTGATGCAACAGGCATAACGGCTGATGTAGCGTATACGGTGAATAGCCCATCAGTATCAGCTAGTGCAAGTGCTACCGTACCAGCGCAGCAAGCAGATATTGCCTTCTCTGTATCACCGCCTAGTGTATCGTCAAGTGCATCGGCTACTCTGCCACAACCTGCATCAGATATTGCATTTACCGTTAATTCACCAAGTGTTGCGGCTAACGCTTCGGCTACGTTGCCAGGGTATAGCGCGACAGTATCATTCAGTGTTAGCGCCCCAAGCGTATCAGCCAATGCTAGCGCTACACTGCCAAACCCAAGCGCCGACGTAATTTACACCGTATCTACGCCAGTCGTTAGCGCGTCAGCAAGCGCAACGCTACCTAATCCGGTTTCAGATATTGCGTTTAGCGTGTCAGCGCCTAACGTTTCAGTATCAGCGACAGCGACACAGCCAAGCTTCAACGCTAACGTTGCATTTACGATTAACGCGCCTACTGTATCAATATCAGCAAGCGCTACATTGCCGCAACCAGAATCAACAGTAAGTTTCGCTGTTTCACCGCCTAGCGTCAGCGTAGTTGCTATTGTTGGTGGAATTGCGATAATAGTCGATGAAGAAACGAACATTAACCAGCGCGTATTGTCAAACAATATCAACGCGCCGATACTATCAAACAACATTAACGGGTGACAAAATGGCAACACCAAATACAGCGGAATTAAACGCATTAGCTACCGACTTGGCTACACGATACGCAGATGCAACGCTTGAGATTCGCGCAGGCTCTACGGTACTTGCAACGCATACATTGGCAGGCTTCGGCGCAGCATCAGGCGGCACGGTAACGGCTAACGCTATTGCAGATGACACAATCGATGCCACAGGTACAGCGGATAATGCTAAGTTGATTGATGGCTCTACCGAGTACGATTTAACGCTAGGCACAAGCGGTGCGGATGTTATCGTATCAACGACTAATTACATCAGCGGCGAAACATCGAGCGTTAACTCGCTAGCTATCACATTCGCATAGGTGACGTATGAGCCAGCTTTACGAAAAGCCGTTGCCAGTCGGAAAGGTTGGCAATTACACTTACACCATTGATAGCGGATGGCTAGATGGTGAGGCTATAACTGGATTGACCGTTACTTGTAGTGGCGCAACTGTTACGCTACCCACTTCTAGCGATAACGTCCTACAGGCTTATTTTGAGGGCAAGACTGTTGGCCGTCATGAAGTACACTGGTCTTGGCAAACCGCAACACGCTCAGACTGTGATACTGGCGTATTAACCATAGTGGAGTGCTAATGTTCACACCGATAGTTAGTCTCTATCGGTTCGGTGAGAAGTGTGGTACATACGAATCATTTACAACGGTGACGTTTTACGGTGGCGAGGCTACGGTTAACGGATTATGTCAACCCATAAGCCCGAAGCAAGCCCGTAAATTCGTTCACGACATGCGCTTACTTGGTGTGCATACATTGAGGTATAAGCGCAAAGGGCGGTATAAGGTGGTTTCTATATGAAATCAGGCAGCAAGACTTGCAGAGTGGGTACGGTTGAAGTGACCCACAAAGGCAAGCGCAGAGGAAGAAAGAAGATGTTTTCACCAGAAGAGTTAGAGGGCAAAGCTCAAGAATACATTGATTTTTGCACAGAAGAAAGCAGACCTACCCGGGTTGGTCTTTTCCGCTTTATGGGCTTTAAGACTAAGCAGTCGTTTTTTGACTACATGAAAGACCCCGACTACAAAGAAGTGCTAGAAGAGTCTTTATTTATGATTGAGGGGCAGTACGAGCAGCAACTTGCTAATGGTCGCGGGGACGCTGGCTTAGTCTTTGCGCTTAAACAATACGGTTGGAATGATAAGCAGCAAATCGAGCATAGCGAAAAAGTAACTGATACCGGCGAGCATGAATGGTAAACCTTGCTGACTTTAGGCGGCATGTAAAAGATAAATCTCCCGCCTTTGTTCCGCTATTCAAAGATAACAGCCGCTACCAAGTTGCATGGGGCGGCGCGGGTTCGGGCAAATCACACATAGTAGCCCGTAAAATCTTATATCGCACAGTCAAAGAGATTGAGAAGCCGCACAAGTTCCTCGTAGTGCGTAAAGTTAACCGCACTATCAAGCGGTCGGTGTTTACGCTATTTCGTAACCTGATATCTTTATGGGGGCTATACGATGAGTTTGACGTAAATCTTACAGACCTAACCATTACATACAAGAAAAACGGCGCTCAGTTGATGTTTACGGGGATGGATGACCCCGAAAAACTAAAATCCATTGAGGGAGTTACAGGTGTATGGATGGAAGAAGCGACGGAATTCACACAAGAGGATTTCGAGCAGCTAGATTTGCGTTTACGTGGCGAAACCCTGTATGCAAAGCAAATAATCCTCACGCTAAACCCGATTAGCGAGCAGCACTGGATTAAACGTGTATTCTTCGATGACCCAATAGACGGATGCTTCACTCTTAAAACAACATATCTTGATAACGCATTTATAGATGCTGATTACAAGATGGTTATGGAGAACAAGAAGAAAACAAACCCGCGCTACTACAACATATACGCGCTTGGTAATTGGGGTACGGCTGAAGGGCTTGTGTTCAATAATGTAGAGCATAGAGCATTCAAGTTAGAGGATGTTTGGCATCTTGATTGCGTCCAAGGCGGCGATTTCGGGTTCGTAAACGATCCGACTGCATTCAATCAGACCTACGTGGATATGCAAAATAAAACCATCTACGTGTATGATGGATTCTACGAAAAAGGAATGAGTAACGAGCAGATTGCGGAGCGCATAAAGGAAATGCAGGCTCACAAGCACAATACAACGTTTGATAGCGCAGAGCCTAAATCAATAAGTCGATTGCAAACGCTTGGCATTAAGTGCTCGCCAGCCCAGAAGGGTAAAGACTCAATAAACGCTGGAATTGATTTCCTACTAGAGTTTAAGATTGTGGTTAACGCGCACTTGGTTGAGTTTATGACTGAGTTTAATAACTATTGCTGGGATGTTGACAAGGAAGGTAAACAACTGAACAAGCCTGTTGACGACTTTAACCACTTTATCGACTCATTGCGTTATGCGATGGAGAAGTATTCAAAACCGCAAGCAACAATCCGCGTAGGCAGGCGGCGAAGATAAATGATACACTAGGTAAAAATTAACCGGATTCGATAGCATGAAACCACACATTAAGCCCACTACGGGGCAATTAAAGCTTAATTCAGCATTGAAGCGCTTGCCGTTTTATTCTGGTCTAGGTCACTTCACAGGCACTAAGCATGGCAAGGCGTACAGCGATTACGGTTATCCGTTAGCGCTGGATTTCTGGTTTTATTACTCAGTGTATCGCCGTATCGGTTTGGCTCGTGCAGCGGTTAAGCGCCCGATTGATATGTGCTGGTTAACGCCTCCAATGGTTAAGCTAAACGACGAGGAAGACGACAAGCAATTTAAGAAGTTTGCCAAGCGCCTTAAAATGTGGCCTAAGCTTCGACAGGTTGATGACATGCAGTCTGTTGGGCATTACGCTGGTGTTATCGTGCGTGTTGCTGATGGCCTTACACTAGACAAGCCTATGCAGCGCACAGCCATGGATAACATTATTGATTTGATGCCAGCATGGGAAGGACAGTTAATACCGGGTAATCTCGACCTTGACCCGCAATCACCTCGCTATGGAATGCCGCTTCATTACACGTACCAGCAAAACGGTGTAAGACAATCAAGTCAGCGCGACGGCACAGAGCAAATGACTATTCATCATAGCCGCGTGTGGATATGGAATGAGGGCGCAGTGGGTAACACTATCTACGGTGAATCGTGCCTAGAGCCTATCTACAACGCGCTAATGGATTGGGAAAAAGTACGCGGTGCAGGTGCAGAGGGCTTCTGGAAAAAGGCAGCAATGCGAGCAGTGTTACAAGCTGCGGCTGATACTTCGGGCAGTGCGCCAAGTGATGAAGAAATGGACGACCTGACACAGGCCATTACAGACATGCAAGATAGCTTTGACGCTGTACCGTACTTAGGCGGCATGGAATTAAAGGGTATCGGAGATAGCGGCTCTATTGCTGCAATCGACAAGGCTAGCCAGATAGCGCTTGAAGACGTTGCAGCAGGACGCGGATGGTCTGCTAAGGGCTTGGTGGGCGCTCAGACTGGCGTGCTAGCAGGTGAGCAAGATACAAGTATCGACAAACAGACTGCACAATCACGCCGTGAAAACTACCTATCTATGCAAATGTATTCAATGCTTGAATGGTTAACCGAGTACACCGATTACGACGGCACGGATAAGATAGTTGAGTTCGACGACTTAACCGCAGCAGGTGACGAGGCTAAACTTAATCTAGCGCTGAAAATGGCTGAGATTAATACCAAGTTTGGGCAAGAAGTATTTAACCCTAATCAGGCGCTTGAAATTGCAGGTTATGAGAAAAAGCCGGAGTTTGAAGAAGTGGTTGAAGATGGTGGGGATGGTGAGCTTTGACGCAGCGCATTGTACCAACCCGACTAGAAAAAGACCCAACCGGACAGGCGGGCAATCGTCTACGTGCAAAAGTTGATATTAGCAAGCGCGTGGAGCGACTACGCGAACCTGTTTTAGCTATTCTTTATAGTTTCCCTGTTGAGTCGATAACGGTTAACAAGACGCGGTACAACTACGATGTTAACCCGCAGCGCATTGCAGGTTTATTCGATGAGTTGCAAGCGCTGTTTTATCAGGCGTTAGAGTTGAACGGGTTTAGTCGCGGGTGGTTTCTCAGTCAATACCTAGGCAAAGCATGGCAAGAGGGCACAACCAAAGCGTTCACTCGGTTAAAACTAGCAGCAGAATCAGCAGCGCCAAACATAGCAGAGGTTATGCACCTTGATAGTGTGTTGACTTCACCCGAATACGCTCGACGCTTTGAGATTATCGCGGCTAGGGCTTTTGAAAGTATGAAAGGGTTTAGCAATCAAGCTGCTAACGACTTAGGGCGCATACTTGGCGAAGGCGTGGCATTAGGACAATCACCCCGTACAATAGCGCGTGATATTCGCAAGACGTTTGACCAGATACAGGGTTATAGGGCGTTGCGTATTGCTAGGACTGAGGTTAATCAGGCTTTTACTGAGGCTAGGTACGAAGAATCAAAGGATGTGCGTGACCGCTTAGGGCTGCAAATTATGCAGATGCATGTGAGCGCCTTGGTTGATAACACGCGCCCAACTCATGCAGCTAGGCATGGTAAATTGTATACGCTTGAAGAACAGCGCGAGTGGTGGGCAGAGGGTTCCAATCGCATCCAGTGTTTATGTAGCACCGTTGAAGTGGTTATGGTTAATGGCAAGCCTACACAGCAAAAGTTAATCGACAGACAAAGAAAGCGTGGTGAAATGTTCTTTGCAATGCACCCCGAAAAGGCTTAATATACAAACAAGGGTAAGGCTTAGCGGCTTATGGGTGGATTGGTCTCCACCTCCCTAAACTTCCACAATGACCACCTTTTGACCTAAGGAATCAATATGCAAACATGCAAATCATGCGGTATAACTCAACCGCTAACTGAATACTACAAATCAAATCGTACAACATCAGGTTATCGCGGAACATGCAAGAAGTGCGCCCACGAATCTTACAAAAAGCGATATGCGAAATCAAAGACATTTGTAGGGCATAACCAGAGAAATCTACCGCTACCAACAAAAGAAAGGCTGAGCGGGCTATTCGAGTATGTCGATGGCGGTAAATTAAAGAGAAAGGTTTCTGCTGGAAATCAAAGAGCTGGAACAGTCACTTCGGGCAAACAAGAGAGTCACGGGTATTGTCGAATACTGGTTTATGGAGACCACTATCTTTTTCATAGAATTGTATGGCGCCTTGTGTATGGTGATGAACCTAAATTTATAGACCATATTAACAATGTAAGAAGCGATAATAGGATTGAGAATTTAAGACGCGTGGATAAATCTAGCAATTGCCAGCATCAACTTAAGCCAAAAAGCAATACAAGCGGATTTATCGGAGTTATTAGGGTAAGGTCGTCTGGCAATTGGACTGCCAAGATATGCGTCAAATCAAAGAGTATAACGATAGGAACTTATTCAAACATAAAAGACGCAGTCATAGCCTACAATGAAAAGTGTAATGAATTACATGGTGAGTTTGGCAAATCAAAGATAATACACAACATGGAAGAGTTAAAAAGGAGAGGGATTATATAGCCCTCAACACCCGTGCGGCAAATAGCCGTAAATTTCTTCCCAAAGTAAATCAAACTGAATATTCATAACGCCAATGCCGCTATTATTGTACGGCATACATTTATCATTAACCTTGATTAGCTCAATCATTTTCAGTTGCATCTTGACTGCTTGTTCGTTCATTTCAACCTAACCTTAACGCCTTGTTTGGCGAAGTGTGCAATCTGAGATGATACTTTACCAACCTGCTCCATAGTAGGTGGAATTTCAGGAAGACCTAATGCGACACGAGGCACATTTCTAGATAAATTGTAAGATAGTAATATTAAATCCTCTTCTCTTATTGTTTTCACTCCCAAATCTCCCTAAACTCATTTAAAAATTTACGCTCATCAGCATCTAGGCGGCGTTGCTGCAAGCGCTTGGTTTCGTCAATCGCTGCCTGTTTTGCTTTCTTTCGCATGTTGATGACTTGCTTTGGGGTTTTTAGGTTCATGATTCAGACTCCACAACAGCGTATGGGTACGAGTGGTCATTATATAAATCCGCATCTTCTTGGTTCATTCTGTGCATACAAATACACGCATCTGAATAATTATCGAATTTGCAATGGATACGCTTAGTGTTTTTATTTATTACATGAAACATTTATCAATCTCCCTGTTAGTGTGCGTTTAACCTACACCATAAACACAGCCGAAACAACTCTGACCAGTTAGTTGACCCCACAACCCATACGCGATACCATAGTGAAAAATAACCGTATTTATGGCTATGACAAAGCAATTAGTAACGATAGTTAATAAGGTAAATAACTCAGCAATTCGACGTGAGCGTAACGAGCGCGGCGATTTGGTGTATATTGTGCCTAGTTATACATTGCCGGATAACGTGGTAATGAATGGCGGCTTATATCCTGCTGAGGAAATCGAAAAAGGCTATGCAAGCCTTGAAGATACTCCTGCACCTATTGGGCATCCAACCGATGCACAAGGTAACTTCATCACTGCAAACAGCCCTGATGGCATTCTGTATTATCAATGCGGTGTGTTTAACAAGAATGTTAAGCGTGTAGAGTGCGAGCAATACGGGCATCGCGTTTATGTTGAAAAGCATATTCATGTTGATACAGCCATGCAAACCGAGCGTGGACGCAGACTAATCGAGGCTATCGACACTAACCAGCCGATTCATACAAGCACTGGCGTGTTGCTTAATCGCGTTAATGAGCAAGGTCAAAGCGTAACAGGCAAAGAATACACCTGGAAAGCTGCCAACATGATTCACGACCATGATGCGATTTTGCTTGACGAAGACGGCGCAGCTACACCGGCAGACGGTGTGGGCATGATGGTTAATGCTAATCTATTCACACACGTACAGCATGACGGCCAACAGTTATCAGTCAATACCGCAGTGCTAGACGTGAATCAATCTTTTAATGACCTGCGTGAATCGCTCCAAACTAAGATACAAAAGAAGTTTGGCGACGACGAAAAGCACGTATGGTTAAACGACTTCGGTGACGATTACGCAGTATTCGAGGACGGTGAAACGTCTTACATGGTTAAATACATGCGCGATGGTGAATCCGTAATGATTGACGACACGCTGGAAGAAGTGAAGCGTAAAACCATTTGGGAACGCATTTCTTCGGGTGTTAAAAGTGTTCTAACCAGTCCATTTGTGGGCTTAACTTCAAACCAAGACGAGGGCAAAGATATGTTCAAAGAGCATATTATGAAGCAACTCAAAGCTAACAGTATTGACACAGCCAATATGGATGATGCCGCAATGCTAGAGGCTTACGAGTCAATGCTACAGGCGAATGCCGCCGAAACAACCGCACAGGGCGAGCAGAGCCAGCCCGACGTGCAAGCAATGGTTAATGAAGCAGTGAAAGCTGCTATGAAAGACATGAAAGATGATGAAGACGAGGAAGAGAAGAAAAAGCTAGCTGAAAAGCTTAAAGCTAATTCTATCGAATTGTCTGAGTCTGAAATCAAAGCGCTTTCGGTTAACTCACTTAAAGCAATGCTACCAAAGCCAGCGGCTTTCGGTTTAGCGGGTGCGCAATCGCTAGAGGGTAACTCTGACGATTCTTACCTATCTGACACACTTCCAGAATAAGGGGATTGATAATGTCAAACACAGTTTATATTGGCCCTGCTGAGAGTCATCCTGACGTAACGGAATTTCCTGCGTCTGAAGTTATCAGCCCACGCCAAGTTTTGGTTGTATCATCTGGCGCGTTTGCGGTAGCTGGTGCTGACCAAGAAGGCATGGTTTACTTCGCGCTAGAGAATGTTCTTGGCGAGGTTACAGAGGATTACCCAGTTGACGAAACCGTACAAGGTGCTCGACCTCAATCGGGTGAGTACTACGAAATGGCGCTAGCGGCAGGTCAAACCATCGCTAAAGACG